ACTCCCCCGCCCCCGTCCTCTCGGCCACCTCGTCCCGCTGCGTCCCCACCGGGAGCCCGGCAACCAAGACGCCCTTGCGGCAGATGCCCGCCATGATCGCCCGGTCGGCCGGCTGATCGGTCACGACGTCGACCCGCAGGTGGTACCGGCCGTCGTCGTCCACGAATTGCTCCTCGACCCGCTCGACCCGGATGGACCGGACCTGCCGCGCGCGGCGGACCATTTCAATCCGCTCGGCCAGCTCCTCCGGCGTCATCCCCGCCTCCGCGATCGCCTTCTTGCGGACGATCCGCCGCAAGAGATCCTGGTGCTCGGCCCGGGACCGCTGGCCCGCCGGCGCGAGCAGCTCCCGCTCGACCTCGAGCACCTTGTCCGCCGCCCGCTTCGCCGTCACCGCCTTCGACACGGCCTCCTCGAGCGTCTCGGCGGTCGCCTTGAACGTCCGCCCGCCGCGGCCGGCGATCCGTACCTCCCATCCGGCCGGCCACCGCGTGGCCGTGATCTGCGCTCCGGGAGGCAAGACGTCGTTGACTCGGATTGGCTCCATTCCCTACTCCCTCGCTTCCATCCCCTCGGCCAGGTGCTCGGCGCCATCGTCGCGCCGGTAGCCACCCAGCACGGGCACGCCCGCCGCGCCGTGACTGGCGCTGGCCAGGTCCGCGATCTCCGGCAGGGCGGTCGGATCGTCCGGGTGCCAGAGCTCCTCGCCCGCGGCCGCCCGGCCGGCGAGGATCCGCACCTTGGCCGGGCTGCCCGGCGGGACGTCGCACGGGGCCGGCTCGCCGGGCTCCCAGTGGACCCGCGGCCGCCCGGCCCACCCCACCATGACCAGATCCTCCTCGAACAACGACACGAACCACCAGCCCGCCGGCGGATCGTAGTGGACCGCCCGGGCCACCGCACGCCGCCGCGCTTCGTAACCCACGGCCCGCGCCCCGGCCGCCACCGGCCGCCCCTCGGCCGCCCGGAGCGTCAGCAATCGCTCGTACATCCCGTCGACCAGCGCGACGTCCCGCTCCCGGCACCTCACCTCCTCACTCGCCGCGCGAGCCAGCGCGGGCGACTTGCAACCGGTCTTCGGAATCGGCTCGGCCAACGCCTGCGCCCGGGCCCGCTCCCGCTGCGCCTCCCGGATCCGCGCAAGCGCCTCCCTCCGCCGCGTTTCCAATTCGATCGGTAGCAACAAATCGAGGCGCGTCATGAAAACAGCATCCCCTCCCCGCCCGCCAAACTTGGACCGTTGAGCAATAGGATCTCCGGGGCCTCGCAATTGCCGATGCCGCGGCGGTTCTGGACATGTAGGTTCTTTTGCATCGTGCACTTCCGAACCGTCCAGCCTGGATACAGCTCGCGGATCCGCGGCGACTCGTAGTAGCTCACCACAACTCGACTGCGCCGGAAGCGGCAAAGCTGTTCGGCGAGCCTTTCGTGGTCCTCGTCTCGAAAATCATGCTGATAGACGGACCCGCCACCATCGGCGCGCGTGCTGGCCAGATAGGGCGGATCCGCATAGACGACGACCCCATCCTCGTCCGCGATCTCCGGAAGCACCTTGAAACCGTCCGCATTCAAGACCAGCACGTTTCGGAGGCGATCGTGCCACCAAGGGATCGATTCAACGGCAGACCGCCACCGCCCCGCAGTGGAGCCACCGCCCGGCGTATACCTGCGCGACGGGGCGTAGGTTGTCCGACGGGTGCCGGCGGTCCCGTTACGGCCTTGCCAAGACACGACGAGAAAGTGATATGCTGCAACGATGCCGGTAGCGCCGGGATTGGACTCGAGCCATTCCAGCGACTCGTAATACAGCGCTTCGCACGATAGGGTCACGGCAGCCCGCTTATAGAGATCGAGAGCGGACTCCTCGTTGGCAAGCATTCTTGCAAGGTTCGTCACCGGCCCGTGCAAATCGCAGACGGTCTCCTGTTGGGATGCCGGCTTGGCAAACAGCACGGCCATGGATCCGCAGAACGGCTCCCAATAGGCGCGGTGCGGCCCGAACTCCCCGACGATCGTCCGGGCAAGCGTTCGCTTGCCTCCGAACCACGGTGCAATCGCGCCGATCTTCGACTTGGCCTCGCTCACGTCGCGTCCCTCCTACGCCGCGTTGGTCACGGTCTCACACAGCGCCCGCATCACCGGCGGGCAGACGGCGTTGCCGACCTGTTTCACCCGCTCGGCCTTCGTGCCGACCAGCTCGTAGCCGTCGGGGAACCCCTGCGCCCGGGCGAGCTCGTCCACGTCCAGCATTCGGAACCCGATGTCCACCACGCCGAGCTCCCGCATCGTCCGAACCAGCGAGACCATGGCCAGGCCGAAGCGGTCCCGCGTGGTCACCACGTCCAGCGGCTCGCTCACCGGCCGGGCCGTGCCCGTGCCGTAGTACTTGGTCAAGAACGGCAGGACCAGATGCCCGGTCGCGTTGCCGGCGATGATCGTCGGCAGGGGCTCATCCACGCCGCGGCATCGCTTGAGGTGGTCCCGAGAGTCGTACACCCCGGTCCGCGGCAGGATGAAGGGCACCGCTAGGCCGCCGGCCCCGTGGCTGGTGACGGTCGGCGCCGGCGCGTCCACGGAATGCACGCGCGGCGACTGGCCGGACCGCTCCCCGAAGTTGGGCACCAGAAACGGCACCGCCAGGCCGTGGTGGGCCCCGCTGGTGCAGATCGTCGAGAGGGGCTGGCCTGCGCCGGCGGCGTCCTGATGGTTCCGCATGACGACGATGAACGGCCCGGCTGCCTCGCCCACGAATTTGCGCAGGCCCGCCTCGATCCGCGCCAGAGTCTTGGGGGCCAACGCTCGTTTCCGCGCGAAGATCGACGGGCAGGGCCGGCCCCAATCGATCACCTCTGCCGCCGGCCGCCAGTCGGCTGGGGCGTGGGTCGGCTCCGGCCAGGGGATCTCCCGCCGGCCGCGCCGAGAGTCCAGCCGCCGGGCGACGATGAACAGTCGGATCCGCTTCGTGGCCGCGCCGAAGTCTGCGGCATTGAGGAGTTGGTGGTCCACCTGGTAGCCGAGCGACTCGATCGCCCGGATCCAGGCCCGGAACGTCTGGCCGCGGCGGCTCTTGTCCGGCCGGTTTCGCTCGTCGAGCGGTCCCCAGTCGCGGAACTCGCGGACGTTCTCGACGATGATCCACTCCGGCCGCTTGGCCTCGGCCCACACGCAGACGTGCCAGGGCGTGGCCCGCTTCTGGTCGTCGATCGGCCGGCCGCCGCGGGCAATCGAGTGGTACACGCACTCAGGCGAGGCCAGCAGCAGGTCCAGCTCGGGCAGCGTGCGATCGTTCCGCGGGTCGACGTCGTCGATCCGGGCGCAGATGTGCCGCGTCGCCGGGTGGTTCGCCTGGTGGCTGAGCACGGCGGTCCGCCAGTGGTTGACCGCCAGCACGACGTCTACCCCGGCCTGGACCGCCCCCGTCGTCGATCCCCCCGCGCCACAAAACAAGTCCGCCGCCTTCAGTCGTCGCATCGCACTCTCCCTCGATGGCCGCGCCGGACCTCGACCAGCGTCCGGCTGGTGACTTCACGGGCTCCCATGGCGATGGCCTTCTCCCGTTTCCGCGGCGTCAGGTCGTAGTGATCGTCGTGTTTCCACTGGGCCCGCAGCCCGAGCATCGACGCCGCCACCTCCAGCTCGAAGTCGTCGTCCGCGAACAGGTGGCACCACCACACGCCGTTGACGCACCGCAGCGGATCGACGTAGAGCATGGCTCACTCCGCCTGCGCCTTGAATTTCCAGTGGCCGCCGAAGGGACCTCCGCGGGTGAACGTGATCGTACCGCGGGTCCCAGGCCGGACCGAATCCGCGTAGGTCCCGACGCGATCCACCAGCGCGAACGCCTCGCCTTCGTCAGCCCAGAAAACGAGCAACTCGGCCGTCTTCTCGCGGTAGACCCGATGAACCGTGCCCGGCTTGACCGTTCCATAGGGCCATGTCTTGTGTTGGACCATGCGTTACCCTCCGGCGTCTCCGTCGTCCATAAACCGCACGTCCATCGAGCCGCAACACGGGCAGTAGTTGACGCTGTCTGTCACATCGCCATGTGTGTCAATTGTGAATGTCGCGTAGCATGTCAGGCACTCGTATCGGTCCATGTCACCCTCCCGGCCACTGGTCCCACGTCAATAGACCTGCTCCCATTCCTCGGTGGCAGCGTAGGCGTATTTCAGACCGTCGCGGAAATGCACCACGTCGCTGTAGACTTCCGCGTCCTCGTCGTAGCATGGCTCGTGCCGCTCGAAGAGTCCGCCGGGCCCTAAGACAGTGATCTCCCAAATCCCACCACCGCAATCCTTGCCGTATTTGGCCTTCAGGATCGTCCCGTCGCTGAATGCGAGTAGCACGCCGTACATCCCTATACACGCGACTTCACCATTAACGTCGCCTTCTACTTCGATTAGATCGTCCGACGCCCCGTACACTTTCGTTGCCATCGGTATCTCCCGTTATGAAGGCCAGTGGTCCCACGTCACGCCGTCGAGCAGACGGCCGGCACGCTTCTTGCCGATGCGGGCCATATGGATCTCGCGCCCCGACGAAAGTATCGTGTTGTCCAGAAACTCGCCCTGCTCATCGAAATGACCCACTTGCCTGGCCGTCTCTGCGACTTCGTTGGACACGGAACCGCCGACACCCCACGGCGCCCACTCACCCCACGCCTTGAACGTGAACGGCACGCCCGCCGCCTTGCACTCGTCGCGGATTCGCCGGACCCAGTCCGGGTGCATCGGCCGCGCGCCGGGACCCGTCTCGCCGCCGACGATGACCCAGTCGAGCGTCGGATTGATCGGGTACTCCCCCTGCAAATCGCAGTCGCAATAGTCACCATGCCGCAGGCACTCAGGACAACGAAACGAAAGCCAGTCGGCATCGAATTTCACTGGCCCGACCAACGGCTCTAGCGACACGCCGAGCATGGGGACCAGGACCAGGTCGCGGCACACGAGCAAGTGGCCGATGCCCGCGTCAAGCGTCGCTTGGTCGCTCGCCGAGTAGACAAGCCAGACGTTGTCACGGGGGCCGCCAGGCCACACCCATACCACGTTCTCCGGCCGCTTCGTCAGAAGAATCCAGTCGAGGTTCGGCGTCTGGTCGATCAGCTCGAAGAACTGTCCGCGGATGAAGTTCATCGGCACGGCGACCGTCTCTTTGCCGCACTCAGGACAGTCCGTTGGTTTCTTCTGCGGACCAAGCTGGCGCATGATGACCGGCAACGTGCCCCACCAATCGCAGAAGCGGCACATCCGCAACTCGTCCCCATCGCTGGCCAGCATCGGCCCATCCCAATTCTCGAATGGATCGCAGAGCGAAGGAAACACCTTCAGCCGCTTGCCTGCCGCCGCGGCCTTACGATTCCACGAGAGCGGCTTCCGCCAGTAGGCCTGGCTGGTGACGCGGCGTGTCCCCTCCGGCCCCCACGTCACACCAAACCGCCGGCCGAACGTGCGGGCGTAACAGTGATCGCAGCCCGTATGAACCGGCGAGCATCCGATCCAGGGATTCCACGTCGCGTCGGTCCACTCGATCTTGGATTGTTCAGCCATTGAGAATCTCCCAACAGTGTGTTGGCCACCACCGACCATCGGCCTGCGGGACGCATTGTCCCAAGAGCCACGGGACAAGGTCCTGGGCCCAAGTACCGCGATCGATCCACCCGCGGACGCACATCGCGTTGACGTCGAACACCATTGATCGGCCGTTGGCGGGGTTGTGCATGGCGATCCAATGGGTGTGCCGATAACGGACCCGGACCGGCACGCCCGACTTGGTCCAGGGACCGCCCCACTGAATCCGCACAAGACCAAACGCTGGGTAGACCGCGTCCACCGCCTCGTGGGACCCCGGACACTCGTAGACGCGCCGAAAGGGGATTCGCAGGCCGCGCA